AAGATGCATATTAGAAATACAGAGGACGTTGATTATAGGTATTCTGGAAAACAGCACATCTTTTTTGCGGAGAACCAAATTTTACTTATGGCTGGTCGTGACTGTCCTCCAGCACCGGGCGGAACTGAAAAGGGTCCATGCTTGTATAGTGTCATCGTTGCAAGATGTCCAGTTTTTTGTCCTTTAACAGGAATTTTACATTGGACAGAGAAAGCCATGAGCGAAAGAGTATTTGCTTCAGCTTATAATCCTGAGCAAGTTCCTTGTTAATAGTTTGAAATAATTTTTAAAAAATAATAAATAGGTAATATAATGGCAACAAAAAAGTTTATAGGACTGCAATATCCATTAGTCAAAAACCCAAGAGGTTTATTGGCGCAAAAAAATGGAGTAGATCAGATCAAAGCTGATGTACTCCAACTTTTATTGACAAATCCCGGTGAAAGAGTTATGTTGCCTAATTATGGAACCCCTTTGAGAAAATTAATTTTTGAACCTAATGATGACGGTTTAATTGCTGAAGCAAAAAAAATTATTTCAGATTCCATAAATGCATGGGAGCCTAGAATAGTTATAACAAACATAGAAGTAAGTAATAAAATAAACAACAATCTTTTAAATGAATATGATACAAAAGAAGAAACTGACAATATTTTATATATAAACATTAAGTTTGTTGATCCAGAAAATATTAGTATAATTGAAGAATTGACAATACAAAGACCACTTGGAGCTTAAACATGGAAAATTGCCCTTTTGATATAACGCCTTACGATAAATCTAATTTAATTAAAACTCCAAAATTAGCAAATTTAAATTACACAAACCAAGATTTTTGGTCTATGAAAGCACGTTTAACAAATTTCATAAAAGAAAAATTTGCTGATTCATTTAATGATTTTGTCGAATCAGATTTAGCGATTGTATTAATTGAAAATTGGGCATTTATTGCTGATACTTTGAGTTTCAAAATGGATCAGATAGCCAATGAGATATTTATTGATACTGTAAGTGAGGTCGATAATGCATTTAGGCTATCAACATTGGTTGGATTTAAGCCTCAACCTCCGATTTGTGCAAGATCTTTATGGTCAGGTTCTATCAATAACATATTAGAAACAGATCTTCTTATAGAGTCTCCTGTAACAATACCAATTAATACTGAGCTTGGTACAAGACAAATAGAATTATATCCTGCCGATAAAGACAATCAGCCAATTTTTGGAGAAGACATATTTATTTCGGCTGGATCATTTATAACAACAGCGATAGTTGGAATTGAAGGAACAACCTATGAACAATCAGTTTCGAGTTCAGGTGAGCCTAATCAATTTATAAGTCTTACAAACACTCCTGTTATATGGAATTCAATACGAGTTGCAATTGACGGAAATGAATGGCAACAAGTAGATTATTTTACAGATTCTCAACCAAGAAGAGAATTTAGAGTTGAGTATGATCCAACATATACGGCTTATGTTATTTTTGGAAATACACGAGGTGGTCAAATACCATCAGTTTCTTCTTCAATAAATGTCACATATAGAGTTGGCGGTGGAGTTGTTGGAAATATTGTTACAGGATCTGTTGAGCTTCAGAAAAACTATGTTGTACCGGGTTTTGATTTTAGAATACCTGTTACTTTTAGAAATTTTACAAAAGGCGAATTTGGATATGCAGGAGACAGCATAGATGAGATTAAGAGAAAGTTGCCACAATATCTTAGGACACAAAACAGACTAGTTTCGGGTGATGACATAGAAATTTTTGCAAGTAATTTTGCAACTCAGTTTAATGGTCAAATTGGAAAAGCAAAAGCGACATTAAGAAATTATGGTTGTGCAGCAAATGTAATTGATCTTTATATTCTTTCAAAATTAGATACGGATAGTTTAACTCAGAGCGATAACGGACTAAAAGTCATTTTGCAAAATGAACTTAAAAATATAAAAATGATCACTGATTATATTTGTATTAAAGATGGTGTTGTTGTTGAGGTTGATGTAAACATTGACATTACTATGGATAAATTTTATAGAAAATTTGAAGATGAATTTAAGGAAAGAATAAATAGAAAAGCAACAAGTTTCTTTTCTTTGAATAATTGGGATTATGGAAAAACATTAAAATCCATTGATTTAATAAAGTATCTTTCTGATATTCCAGAGATAACCAGTGTTGATATCAATTTTCAAACAAATAATCAAAATAACTCAGGCGAAATTGTAACAACTAAATTCTATGAAATAGTAAGACCTTCTATAATAATAATAAGTTTTGTCTACGAGTGAAAAATATGGCTGTAAAAACAATAAATCAAAATCCTAAAATTACTGATACAATTATTCTGGAAATAGAAACTCCGGATGCATATGGTTGTTACCAAGAAAATCCTTATAAGGTTGACAATGTAATAATTTATTATGTTGAAAGAAATTTTCTTGGTGAAAATTATGGAGAATATACAGAGGAAGTTACGCCATATTCTTTATTAGAAAAATTAGAAAAAGCAAAAAAAGATGTTTGTGATGATCCAAGTCCAAATAATATTGAAAAATTAGAAAAAATTGAAGGAGAGGTTTATTCTTCTTCGCAAAGAAATACCTTTTATTATAAAGATCGTCATATTGTTAAAAAAATTGGAAATGAATCATTTCCAGCTTGGCTATCAACAGACATTGCAAATGCATCTTTAAAATTAATTGAATATGATAAAAATAATAACGAACAATTTGGAAGGTTTGAATATGAGTGGGATGGCGCTGGAACAATAAGAGAGGGCGATTATTTTGTTTGCTGGACATATACTCCTTTGCCAGCAGGGGAAAAATTATCTGCTCATAAACATTTTTTCATAGAAGGCGATGGACTTGCCGTTTCTTCTTTGCCTGTGCATGTGACTGCTGATAAAAAGTATGAAACATTATTAGAACGTTATTTGCCTGAAATTTACAAGTATAGATTATCAGATAATGATGTAACTCCAGAAACTTTATTTAGATTCAATAATTCAGTTGCTAAAGGTTTTACTTTTTTAGAAGATATGGCTAATCAAATTATAGATTTATTTGATGCAAATGCATTACATGAATCTATGTTAAATTATTTATCTAATATGTTTTCTTTAAAATTAAGATCTGATGATCCGACATTATGGAGAAGACAAATTAAAGAAGCCGTTCCTTTGTTTAAACAAAAAGGAACATTAAAAGGTTTGAAGAGTGCATTTTCTCAATCTGGAATGACATTAAATTCATTAACACAATACTGGCAAATTCATTCACCTTACACTTTTGAAGAGTCATTTACTGTTGTTGATAGTCCATCTTTCATATTAAAAAAAGATACCGTATTACTCCCAACTAATGACAACTTTGTTTTGTCTTTAAAAAGACAAGGTGAATTAGATTACACAGAAGTCTCTTTGGACAATGTTTCATTCACAGACAATGATGATGGCTCTATGTCCATTAATTGGATTGGAGACACACTTTCAACAAATGGATTAACTTTATATCAAAATGATAAAATTAAAATAAAATATCAATATAAAGAAATTACAAGTAATTATGAACAGTCTTTGGAAGATTATATTCAAACTTTATCATTGTTGGATCTAAGAAATGAAAATGATCAAGAATATCCTCTAAAAAATTGGAACATAAGATTAATTGATGAAAAAGATCCTCTTTTTGATATTCTAGTTCCAATTAAACACCCATTTGTTGATCCATTAATATTTGGCTATACAAGAACAGAATTTGCATATTCAGAGAATATTTATAATGCAGACGAATACAATGGTTCGATTAGACCATCTTATGATGTGTGTAGTATAGACAAAGATTTTATTGATCCTTGTGGGTCTTGTATTAGTAGCACATATACAGTTGATGTTGATGTTCAAGAATTGTCAAATGATAGGATGTTGGAATGTCAAGATATTTTAAGAGAATACATGCCATTTCATGCACAAATTTATTCTTTTGTTTTTTCCGGAGAGGTAAATGATTTTATACAATCTCCAGTAGAGTTTGTTGAAATTTTAATTACGATAGATTATTCACAATTTGTATTATCTGGAAATTCCAACGTAATATTTAATAGAAATCTTCCTATAACTTTAAGCAATTACGTTGTTACAAGAGATAGTTTAACAGAAGAGATGACTGTGCTTTCTGGTAAATTGGGAAATGCTTATAATGATGAAATAATTTTTATATCACCGGATCAAAGTATAAAAGATTTAGGCGTTAACTTAGAAGGACACATACTTGAGGTTCTAGCTCCTTCCGTGAACAGTGGGGAATAAATCATCAATGACATAGATGGCTCAATAGCAAGGGTGCTATCGCGATAATCGGGGTTACTTGTAAAATAATTGCAAATTCCATACCAATTAAAACACAATGGGATGTTTTGTATACTGCAAATTATTCTGGTGGTTCTTGGAAAGTTTTACTTCCAGATTTTTCTGCAACTCCTTATGAGATTATAAATGTTGTTAACGGAGAAATTATAATTGATGGCGATTCTTATATTGGAAATACAAATTTACTTAGCTACTCTTTATTAAATGATAATGATGATATTGTAGAAACTAGTGAAACTGGAAAAATTACAGTCGCATCTCGTGGTTATGTAAATTTAAATGATCCTTTAATATTGAATATAAAAGATTTAATTAGTTCTGGTAATTATCTTTACTACAATAGTACAGAGTATTTGATCTCTGATTTTGATGGCAACAATTTTTGGATTGAAGATTACAATGATGGCGATGCTATAGGTGTAAGTATAAAAATAAGAAAAAGATTGGTAACTAATGGTATTGGGTATTTTGGATACAGAGGATTAAGATTAACTACATTTTCTGACCATGAATCCGAATTTGAAATTGCCAATGGAGAAAATCCCCCAAATGACATAATTGAAAACAATAATTTTAAAGAAAATTATATGTTTAAAATTGGAGAAGATTTTTACAAAATAGTTTCAATTAACAAAAAAGAAGTTGTTTTAATTGGTAGAGATCAAGATTGGGGAACAAATAGTTATGGAGGAACTACTGTTGCATATTCGATGTTGCATTTTTCCAAAAAACAAGTTAATGTAGGATTTATTGTGTTTGATCATCTTGATAGAAGTGGTTATGATCCTGTAATACGTGAAATTTATTCTACAGTAGATCAAAATACAGCTATGGTGGCACTATCAACTCCAAAAACTAGTGGAGTTCAAGAGAATATTTCTTTGGAAGAAGGTGTTTCATTCATTATTACAACAAAAGATGGCAAAAAAACAGAAGGTGATTTATGATTGACGAATCTTTGAAAGTGACTGGCGATGTAGAAATTATTGTTGAATCTAAAGATGGTTCTACAATTGTTTATGATGTTAAAAATACTGTTTTGTTAACAGGTCGAAGAGCTTTGGCAAAATCTTTAGCAAATTCTATTGGTAGCACTTATGATTTTTATATCACAAGAATGATATTTGGCGATGGAGGCACTATGGATGGTGTTAAAAAGTTTGTAAATGCTGGTAGAGAAGGTTTATTTGGTGTTACAAGATTGTCTAAACCAGCTATTGCAAATTTAGATTCAACGATTCCAGCTCAAGCAATTTTTACATCTGTAATTAGATTTGAAGATGCTGTCGGAGTTACTTTAAATGAAATGGCTTTACAAATGGCTAATGGACAGTTATATAGCATGACCACATTTCCCGACTT